ATTTATTCTGTTTCCGAAGCTCATGAGAGTATTTTTAATGATACTAATCTTGAGGTTTGGATGAAAGAATTTGGTCTCACTTATACTAATGAGATGAAAACTACCTCTATGTCTGACCTGCGTAAATTAGAAGAGATTTCTTTTCTTAAACGTAAATTTAGGCACGAGGATGTATTCTCTGCGTACGTTGCTCCGCTTGACCTCAGTGTTGTTCTTGAAATGCCTTACTGGACTCGTAAGAACCAGCCGCTTTCAGTCACTGAGAGTAATGTTGAAACTTCTATCATGGAACTAGCCCTCCATGGTAAGGAAGTATATGATGAATGGGCTCCTAAAATCCAAGCTGCATGCTCCAAATGTGAAGTTAAGTGTAGGGTTGATGACTTTGATGTTCAACTCTATAGAACTGCGCAAGAAGAGTGGATTTTCTAATGCAACACCGACCATCAAGTCGTTAAACTGAAACCTGGCTGGTATCCTAAGCAACTACCAACACCCAATAATGAATAATACAATTAACGTTATTTCCTACTTATCAGGATATTTTCAACTTGATAAGAGCGATTTTTTTGAAAATATGTTTGTGTCGTCTCTTCGCGCACAAAACATTACAATGGAAGAACAAATTTTTGTACCTCAATCAGGTGTTCCGCCAAGAGGCGGTTTGCCTCCTCCTCTTGTCGATCAACAACCTGGTCATCGTCCTATTGGCGGTCCTAAAGGCTCCGCTGGTAAAGAGCCACCTATGGCAGACGATCCTGGAGAAACTACTTCTCTTTATGCTGGACCTGCAGGTGAAGGCATGGTTAATGTTTCTAGGTTAGGAACTACCATGACTACAACTGTTGAAGGTCAAGCTACTGAAGTCACTCAAGCCGGTAGAGTATTTTTGCCCGCTCAATTGCGGACTACTGCTACCGACGGGACTCACCCAGATATTTCCTTTTATCTTGGGAAGCCTGTTAAGGCTTTAGTAGGTTCTTTTTCTACCACGGATGGTGCTACAACTTTTGCTCACACGTCGATTTTTGCTCCTATTAAAGCAAATGACATTATGTGGAACAAGCTTAAAGGCGTTCATGCCTTTAGGTGTACTACTGTTCTTACTCTTCAAGTCAACGCTACTCGTTTCCAAGCTGGTAGATATATATTGTGTTATTTACCAACTGGTGGCGCTGCTGCAAATGAACTCGGAATTTCTTGGCTCACAAGAATGAAGTTCTACAGTGCTACGCAAGTTACTCAACTTATGCATGTGGAACTTGATTTATCAAGAGATTCTCAGGTTCAATTACGTATTCCCTATACGTGTTTTGCCAACTCCACCCCTGTAACTAAAGATGCTACTCTTTTCTTGAAACAGGTCCCCGGTCTTTTTAAGATCTACCCTTATATGGCTCTTCAGTCTGGAAGTTCTACTAATTCTTGCTCGTTCACTCTGTGGGCGCACTATGAAGATGTTGAACTTTTCGGTAATATGGCTCCTCAGATGGGCAACGGGAAGTTTTCTTCCCGCGGTCTTTCCGGGAACATATTTAATAAAGCTAAAGATGTCCTTGGGATGGAGATCTATTCCCCTGGTCCTGTTGAGAAAGCAGCGAATTCAGTTCGCGTTATTGCTGATCAAGCGACGCGAATTCCCTCTTTATCAGCTCTTGCAGCTCCAGTTTCTTGGCTTGCAGATGCAATTGGTGGTGTTGCCAGCGTTTTTGGCTGGTCGAAACCGAATATTATCGAACCTATTACTAATATTCATAACCAATTGTTTTCCGCTATGCCCACTGTTGATTCTCATGAAGAATGTACTGTGATGGGTCTTTCCCAGACCAATCACATTGACGTTCTTCCTGGTTTTGCAGGTACTGATGAGGATGAATTGTCTTTAGATTATCTCAAACGTGTCTTTGCTTTTTGGAAAGTTTACACGTGGTCAGATACTTCTGCTCCCGGTACAGAGATCTTTAAGATTCCCCTGTGCCCCTCCAATTATTACACTAGCAATGCTCCCTCTGGCTACCAGACTGCTTTGTCTATGACTCCTGTTGCTTACTTGAGTAGTCTTTTTAATTATTATAAAGGCGGTCTCAAGTTTAAAGTGAAGATTGTTAAGACAGAGTTTCATTCTGGTCGTCTGATTTTCGGATTTTTCCCTTGTGATCCTACTGTAGATTCTACAGGTACCGAGGTCACTTATGCTAATCTGAATTATGTTCAAAAGACGGTCATTGATGTTCGTGATGATGTTGAGTGGGAGATAGAAGTTCCTTATGTTTCTACTACTTCTTTTAAGAATTGTGGACTTTCTGGCTACGATGGTGAGCCTTTCGGATGGTTGGCGTGTTATGTTCAATCTGATTTAATTTCACCAGATGGTGTTCCTAAGGATGTTAAAATCCTTTTGGAAGTTGCCGGTTCTGATGATTTAACTTGGTCTGTTCCACGTCAAAATTCATTCGTTCCTCTTGCTCCTGTCGCAGCTTTGGCGGTTCCGCAGATGGGTGGTATTCTTGATACTGGTGACATTGGAACTACTTCCTCTAAACTGGTTGAGTTTAATGATGAGGCCTGTTGCATTGGTGAAGTTGTCACTTCACTTCGCCAACTTATAAAGAGGCCCGGTCCCTATATACCCTATTCGAATTCTAAACAACTGTTTTTCTATCCAGATCAGTTCGGAGTTGCCGTTGATGGCACTACCCCGACATGGTTGAATCACGGTGTTGATTTGATTGGTGTTTTGGGTTCCTGCTATTCTTTATGTCGTGGTTCGCTTCGCTTTAACTTAGTTCCTGTCAATGTTACTACTGTCACTGATATCGATTCTGTCGCTTATTGGATGTCACATGCTTTACATCCTGATGAATCAGGTATAGACACAAATCGCACTGTTAAAAGTGCTCTTTCTTCAGCTACAGCCGCTGGATCCGTTCAAGTTTCTGAATGGGCCCGTGCCGGTCCTTGGATGGCTGGACTCACGCGTTGGGGTCTGTCATTCGCAATTCCTTTTTACAACGCAACTCATTCTACCCCCACGCCTGCTAGGTTTGTTTCTACGAACACTACTCAGGCAACCCCTTTTGTTCCAGGCCGTGATGGTCAAACGAACACTCTCGTCGGAGCTTTTGTAAGCTCTGTTGGCGTGTTCAACGTCATGGTCATGAGACACGCGGGAGACGATTTCAATTTCGGTCTTTTTACCGGAATTCCGCCTCTCGTTCAAACAACATTATAATCTAGTTATGTGGTATACTAGATTGTCCTTATTTAATACCACACATACGATCTACACATCTTTTATTCGGTTTAGTGTATATCTACTCTAGCTCCTCCCCGGATCGTATGTGTGGGGTGCTAGGGGCCAGGTGATAATCCTGGTTTCCTGTTTTCTTTTAATTTCATTTATTTTCATTTCACCTAGACCATCTATTTGGTCACCTTTTATGCACTTACATGATTTAGTTATTAGTTAGGGACGCGTTTAAAAGTGCCGCGTTAGGTTTGTTGCAC